TTCTTTAAACTTGCTTTATAAGCAGCTTTAAGTAGCTCTTTAGAGTCCCCGTCTTCCATCTCTTTAATGTCTTCTTTAATATCTTCCATTATTTCTCCAATATCTTATGCATTTTTTCTTGTATAGGTCTAAATAACATTCCTAATCCTAGAAAATATGCTATATGTAGTTGAGGTATTATAAATTGTGTACCTATTCCACATAAGACAAAAACTATTACAAGAGTAGTAAAATTTGCTAATAAACATGTTTTAATGTACTTCCATTCTTCTTTAGTCGGTTCCATTTACGCTCCCAATTTTGATTTAACCATTAAATATACCATTCCGGCAATAAAGCTAAATATAAATAATATATGTTTATAATTCTTTTTAAACCATGTCCAAGCATAGAGAGGTTGTAATACCTCATTATGATGGTCTATACGAGCTTCCAAGGCATCCGTTCTTCTTATATGATATTTAAGATCCCCTTCCATACGGATCTGGGATTCTCTAATGTCTCGAATGTCTTTTTTAAACTCGTCCATTAATACTCCGGATTTCTAACCTTATCTCTTGCTTTTTGAAATATAAATTGAGAAGGACTTGTTTGACCATTTCCTCCTTGTAAAAATTCTTCAGGTAATCTTCTATCTGCTTCAAACTGCTTACTTAAATTACTTCTTTTTCTAACATCTGTTATACCTGAGATCCAAGCTTTAACCTGTTGAATCTCCGCTTCAGTTACAGCATGACCGTCCCAACCAACACCTTCCTGTATAGTACCTTCTTTAGAATTTTCTGCTACAGATGCCATAATTCCAGCAATAGTATCCCTGTCATTTTGCTGAATAGCTTTTCTAAGGTTATTTCCCATTTCAGGATTAATTTGATCTAATTTTGTTAAAATAGCATCTTTTCTTCTAATTACCTCATCTGTAGTTCTTGCCAAAGGTTCTGATTTTAAGTCTACATCTGCATCCGCATTAATTAAAGCATCTTCAAATGCATCGGAAGATACCGAAGCAGCACTAAGTATTTTTCTAGCAGTAGATTCCCACACTTTAGGATTTTTCTTAAAATTGTTTGCCAACTTAAATAAGCCTTTAGACATATGAGAAGCAACATGTCCAGAAGTAGCTATTTTTTCAAGTGCCTGTGCAGTAACCATAGCTACCAAAGGAGAAGCTCCCATTGTAGCACTAAGACCTGCAGCAAGAAGCGAATTTCGGGTTACATATTGATTAAATACATTTAAAAGAGGATTACTTCCTTGTTTTTCTTTTAATTTAAGAACTTTCATTCCTTCTTCTAAATCTCCCCATTTCTGCATACTTTTTTTCCATAAAACTTTTTCATCTGGAGTAAGATGTTTACTACTCTCCATACCAGATTCTATATAATCATGTATAATTTTAGCAGTCTTTTTCTTCATACCTGAAATTGCAGTATCTCCTAACTCTCTCCTATTAATATTTACTTTAGCAAATTGCCAATCTTGCAAATTTCGCTCAATAGGTACTTTCTCTAATAACTCTTCTTGAACATCGCCATTCTTAATTATTTTTCCTGTAGGTTTCTCTATAAAGAAAACCTCATCTATCCAGTTAGAAAATTCTTTTAACTCTTGTTCTGCTTCAGGTATTTTACCTGTCTTTTTTGCTCTATCTCCTAGAACATCTGTTCGTATAGCTTTATATAGGGAAAGAGATTCATCTTTCTGTAAAGGAGGTAAAGACCCCATAACACTTTCAATCTGAGAATCCACTACTTTCTGCTCATGTAGAAATAATTCTTTTAATTCTTCTGGTCGTCTACCGCCATGAATTAAAGCTTCTTTCTTACCTTCCTTACTTACAGTAGTGTATCCTGTCATCCTATCTGCCCAATCAGTAACATTTTTACCATATTTTGCTAAAGAAGTATTCATTTTTCTATAGATAGGAGATAAATGGGCTCCTAAATAGTTTACAAAAGATTCGGCTCCTAAACGTCTATATACACCAGGAGCAGCTTTTGTTACACCTAGCCCAATTCCGCCACCAACTCCTGACATTAGAACATCAACGCCTGCACCGATTCCAGCATTTTGTAAATCTTGATCAATAGTATTTCCTTCTCCTCGTCCATAACCATGTGCGGCGCCTTGTAGAGCACCTATTCCTAAAGTCTTTAACCCTGTTTTTGCACCTGCTCCGAATAATGCTCCAGTACCACCTGTATATAAAGCGCTAACTATTGAACCGGACACATCTCCTGCAGTGAACGCTACATTATTTCTTTCTTCTAAATGGTCAAATATACTTCTAAATTCTTTTACATTCTTACTATACTCTTCTCCTAAAGAAGATAAGGTTCTTTCTTTTCCCTGCATTTCTTCAGATTTAACACTTTGATGAGCAGCGAGCTGTAATTCCCTATCATCTGCATCCATAAATCTTGGATCATCTGAAAACACAGATTGAGGAAGCTCTGTAGAAGCAGTTTTTATTGCTGCTCCAATTTCATCGGCAGTTCCGAAAGTTAATCCTTGAGCAGCTCCAGCAGCAAAGGCAGCACCTTTTCCAGCATCTGATTCTTCAGGTTGTTTCTCAACCTCTTCCTCTTCAGGAATAGAAGCTTTCAGTGCTAATGCTTTTGCTTTTGCTAGTTCTAATTCATCCATTACTTTGCTCCAAAATATTGTTTAATTTTTTCTATTTCTTCTAAACTTTTAGCATTATTGATAGCTTCTTCATAAGCAGATCTAGTTTTTTTAATAGGTTCTTCTCCAAAACCATGTTCATCCATTAATGCTTTTTGGAATGCTTCAGGATCAGCATACAGCTTTCTTCCTGTAGCAAATTGTTTTATTTTATCCTTAAAATTATTTCCTGTTCTAGCTCTTAATGCTTTAGTTACTTTTCTTAATTCTTTTACATCTTCTTCAGGCAGCCTACCAGTCAAAGCTTTAGCGCCATATCTTTTTAATTTTCTATAAAATGAAGGTGAGATTTGAGCAGATGCCCTTTCTTCAGAAGTTAAGTTACCTACTTCCCCAGCAATACCTTTTGCAATCTTAAAATCAATAACTCCAGCAGCGATTTCTGGAGCACCTTCTATAATATTATCCATTTCATTTAATAAATCTCTTTGTTTTACTAAATCTTGGACATCTTTTCTTTTTCCAAAATAATTTTGTAGTTGCAGAACTCTTTCAGTTTTTGCTTTTTCTCTTCTCAATTCCCTATCTTCTTCTAAATTTTCAGTTCTTTTACGTTGCTCACCTAAATCTGCTATTCTAGCAGCAAGATTAGCTTTCCTTAAATTCAAGCTTTCTTGAGCTAATTTATCTTTTTCTATATTTCTACCTTGTTGTGCTTCCAGTGACTCTCTTTTTAATGCTAGTTCTTCTTGGCTTTTTAAATGTGCTCTATATCCTTCCATTAATTTACCAGTTTCGGCACCTGCTTCGGGACCTACTAATAAAGTAGCAGCAATCTGTGGACCAAAATACATTAATGCTTCTTTTAGTTGATCCATAGGTCTAACGTTTCCACCTACCTTAGACTGCTCTTTAATTCTTTCTTGCTCTCCAGGTTGTAGTAATTCTTTCTTAGCTTGCTCCTTAACTTCAGGAGGAGTTTGCTGTAAAGCAGGACTTTTTTCTGCAGCATCCAATTGCATTTTATCTAAAGGTTCTTCTTGAAGAGGTATTTGAGGTTTAGGAGCTTCAGAGACAGGTTCTGATGCAGGTTTTCTAGAGATAGGGTATTTTTTATTAATTGTTTTTTCTAAAGGACTCATTAAATGATCTATAACATTTTGCTCTTTTTCTTTTTTAGGTAATTCCATAGAATCTATATCCTTTTTTAAAGGATGTTTATCTACAGATTTTTTAGAATCATTCCAAATACCTGATTTTCTCTTACTTGTAGAGAAATGTAAATGAGGAGCACCTTTTCTAGTAGTCTCATCTATAACACGAAACCCTTTATTTTCCATATATTTTGACAACCTTAATTGTTGGTCTTTATTTAAATTTTTTATACTAACATCTCTAGCCTTTCCTTTTTGAGAATGAAGACTTTTTGGATTATATAATTTATGAGATTTACCTCTATATCCTGAAGTTATTACTAAATCTAATCCAGTTCTTTTACTATATTCTTTTAAAGCTTTATCAATATCTCCTTCAACAGCTATAGTAGGCTTTTCTGTTTTAGATTTACTTACTTCTCCTGGTCGCCTGATCCCAATAGGAATGTCTGTAAATTTTTTACTCATAATATTCTCCTAAAACCCTAAAAATCCTAGTCCTAATAATCCTGGGTCTTTTTTCTGCATATGAGCTGCTGAAACTTGAGCAACTGCTGATTTTGCCGCACTTCTTTGAGCACTACCCATCTGAGCAAAACCCATTCCCGCTGCCATCTCAATACCTTTTTCTTTTGCAGTTTGACCTATGTTAAATTTTTGTTTATCTAATTCATTTGCTTCAGCCCCAGTAACAGAAGATTCATAAGCAGACAACCCTTCTCTTTTCATTTGCTGATTTTTTAAGAAAAGATCAGTTTCCATATCAGCTCTTTTTGACATACCTGCTTGTTGTAAACTTCTCATTTGAGCTGCAGCACCAGCTCCTCTAGCACCACCTAATTGCGCTCCTAGTTGTAATCCTTGTCTTTGTTCTGCCCCTTGCATTTGTTTTAACATTTTAGATCTAAAAGCTTCTTGTTCTGCAGGGTCCATACCCTCCATACCTTTTTTTCTTCTAGCTATAATATCCTTCATTTCGTCACTACGACCAGCATCAACTCTACCTAAACCATCTCCTAATACTTCTTTACCAAACTTCCTACCTTCACTAACATCTTTCTTCATAGCACGTCTTTGAGCATCTGGATCTCCTGCCGCAAGTTTTTTAGCTTCTTCTGCCTGAGCCCTTTGTTGCGCTCTTTTTTTATCAGCTCTACGTTTAGCTGCCAAAGCTACTTCACTTAAACCCCCTGTAGAAATAGCAGCACCAAATCTAACTGCTTTTTTAACAAATTTACCCATTACAGGACTCCTTTAATAAAATAAATCATTGAATTATTTTCATTCACGCTATAAAACTTAAACCCACAAAAAAGAATTGCTTGGGTACTAGCTTCTGCTCCCTTCCCTTCTAAGGACACAGAAGTAATTACTGAAGTCTTATTCCATTCCCTAGCTATATTTTCAACATATTGTACAAATTGTCTTCCATTACCTTTCTTTCTAAATTCTGGCTTAATGTACATATCCATTAAATACACAGAAGTATTTTCTTCTTTATAAGTCACAAAACCAAAATCATTTTCATAATAATGGCTATTTTCTCTTTCTAAAATGTATTCTGCATACAATGGTTTTTTCATTTTACCTCATAAAAATTACTGTTATAGTAACAGCTACGCTACCGTAATTATGTAAATATAAATTTGTGTTATCCCAAGTAGTTGCACCTTTAGTGACTACTCCGTTACCTTCTTGAGACGTAATTATATATTGTTTAGGTACAAAAGTCAACTTATTCCGTACACTTGCCTCACTATTTGCAGAGATTTGTAAATCTTCTACTTTGAATGCTTCTAGATTATCATCTAAACTTAATTTATGTAGTCCTAAAGACAACTGTCTAATTAAGTCCTGTAAATCCCGTGCATTTTCAAGGGAAAACTTCATTCCTTAATCTCCGTTCTGTATGGAGTCGCTATTTCCATTTCGTAACCACTTATTAATACATTTTCATTAGCATTATTATTTTCAAAATTTAACAATAATGACCGTGTTTTACCCGAAGGCAGTTTTGTTTTAAGTCCTTGTAATATGTTAGATCCCCAAGTAGATGTTCCCCATGGAGCTACTCCCCAACCACCTCCAGATAACCCTGCAAAATCCATTACTAAGGTACCTACATCGTCTTTAATATAATTTCTCTGCACTTTTACACTTAGAGAAAATGAAGAAGACTCAAAAGTCTCATCACTATCCATTGCATACATTTTCAATCTTAAAAACTTTTTAGGTAAGGTAGGTTCTTGTAAAGATTCCCAATTAGTTTTATAAGTAAAATTTATTGCGGCGTTATGATCTGTATAGTCATAAGTAGATGAATTATCTTGCATTTTATATAAATAAGATATTTTATTAGTACTTCCATCTACATCCCTAGAGCTAAAGTATACTACATCTTCTTTTAATGAAATTCCTCCAGAAAAATCAATAGTATCCCATTCTAACCATGCTTGTCTAGATGTATCATATACAAATATTTTACTATTATCTGCAGTATATAGAACGTCACTAGTTCCGGTGCTTTCTTTTGGAATTATAAATAATAATACGTTTTCCTTAACCCAGTTAAAAGCAATAGCTTTTCTTTTATTATGATTACTAGTTAAATTTTTAAATAAAGGTTGAATAGGAGCGCTAACTTCTGTTGGAAATCCTTGACTATTATTAATAGAATAAATACCGTTTTGAGATAAAAAGAAAAGATCTCCTTGAAATTCTTGAATAGAGTTATGGGATTCGCAACCAATTCCCCCTTCTGTTGTCAATAAATCTACTTTATAACTATCTGTTATAAGTTGTCCAGATAAAGTATGTATACTATTTGTATGGAAGATATATAGAACGTCTTTTAATGGGGCAATTGCTGTAATTTTATCACCAAACTTAGATTCAACTATAATACCGTTATCATCATCTGGAAAATATTCGCTACCTATTTCTAAAGAAGCAGCGTTATATCCTAAAGAATATTGAATATTATTAACATTAGTTCTTTGACCACTTATAACTAAGCAATCCTGTACAACTGATAAATATCTTCCCTTTGGAGGAGGATCGTGTCTTTTTAAAGGTTCTGAAAAAGCATCAAATGAGTTAGATACAGTTGCAGTATTATCGTCTATATATAAATTACCTCCATTGACAATAGTACCTATTCTATAAAAAGCTGTTGATCCTTGATTTCTGTATACATTAATTTTAAAATCGGCATCTGTACTATTAAATCCATCTCCTGCACTAGGAAAAGCACAAGTTACTCTAACTATTTGACTACTAGGAGAGTGTTCAACTTCATCTGAAACAACACTAGTAATTTTATTGCCTTTGTTATCAGTAAATTCATATTCTATTTTATATTTATATGTCCCATTAACGTTTCCAGCTCCTTGATTACTTAGAGATGGTGCGGCGGGTTTGGGTAATCCTGCTCTATATAATTTATCCCCATCATATTTCATAACTTCATCATAACCATTACTTATATATAAAACATTATTTAATTGAGCAAAGCTCATATTTTCTAATTCTTTATCATTTAAATTAAGGTTATACGAAGCAAATCCAGCTCCGCTATCTCCTTTAGTAACTGCAGACCATTCGTTAAAAGATAGGGCAGTACCTTCGCTAGATATAGCTGTTACTTCTGCAGTATCTAAAAACGCTGCTTTACTAGAAGCAGTAACACCTGATATAGCTGAAGCAAACCCTGCTAAAGCATCAATTTGAGTTTTTAGATCTGTTAAACTAACTCCATCTGGAATTCCAGTTCCTAAATCATAATCTAAAATATATACCCCATCTTCAAGTATTTTAAATTTAAATGTTTTAGAGGTCTCATCTAAATACATAGTGTACCAAGCATTACCTGAACCACTGTAAGTTATAGTAAAAGTTCCGCTAATTAATTTTCTTAATTCACTATCCACACAAAGCAGTTCTTCTGTAATTAAACCTGTTGTAGTATCTACGTTTTTATAAGTTATAAGCCCGTGTCCACCACCATTATTTCCAGAAGTACCATGATATCCTTTTCTTTTACTTATTGCTCCAGAACTCCGATATACAGCATTTTTTATTTCGGTAGCAAACTCAGAACCTCTAGAAAGATCGGAGCTTCGCTTATCGATACCTCTAAAGTTTCCAAATAATTTCTGTAGTCTGTGGTCTACTGCCATTATGATCCCCAATCATCCCAAGAATTAAGTTGAGGTACAAATTGTACATCATCACTAATTAATGCATAACTATTAACTATTTCACTTGCTAATCCTTGCAACTCTGACTGTGCTTCCGCTGAATCTACGGAACTATCTCTTTTAAGTATTTTCCATGCGCAGTACGATATAATATATCTTTCTACACTTCTAGGTAAATCCCCATGTGAAGTGGTATCTTTTCCACCTACTATATAATGAGCATCAGTTATAGAAGTATTTGTTTCCCCAGATTCGCTGTCTACAGTATGTGCTTCCAAAGTCATTAATTCAGAAGTAACACTGGTTATAGGTATATTTTTTACTATAGATTTACCTTCTTTATCTATTACACAGATATAATCATGTTCTTCTAAACTGGTTATATCTGTAGTTAAATTTGCATTATCTAAAGCTATTGTCCAACTTCCTGAACTAGATATTGTAGGAGCTACTTCTACTTTTGCTCTTCTAATATCAAGCTCTCTAACTCGGGCAGCATAAGTAATTCGTAATTTCCCTGTTCCAGAAGGTTGAGGAGACAGAAGAATTTTTCCTGACATCCTAATATAATGTGAAGGGGAACCCGCTACCCCTGGATTTCTTCTTTTTAAGGTTGTTTCTTCTAACACATAGTAGTCGTTTTCATCTCCAGTTGATGAATATTCTATATTATGTACTTTGTTTCCTAAATAGCAGTCAGATGGCAGTTCATAAGCCTCTTGATCGCTAACTACGGATATAATTTTTTCTTCTAAAAATACACGGGGATGAGAAGCTATAATAATACCTTGTAACCGATGTTGAGCATCATTTAAATATTGGATAAATTCAGTATCTTGTATCCCAGCAAAGTCTGATACGTCCTCATTTTCTGTCTGCTTTCTTACTTGACTTATAATGTACTGTAAGTTTCTCATTATATCTCCTAACTAAAGTATTGCGAAAATGCTCTACTCATTTGCCCCATTGCTGCTTGACTTTGTGCTGCTCCTGTAGCATGTGCTTGAGCCGCTCCTAATTCTGCTTTAGCATCCATAGCTTTATTATGCGCTTTTCTTTTTGCAGATCCTTGAAGTGCTCCTAAAACCGCTGCTCCTGCTATAATATAAGGGTTACCTGTCATCGCTGCAGCCTGTAACCCTCCTTCCAAGGCTCCTCCTCCAGCACTGTCTGACTCCATTCCCGCTAACTTTAAACCTGTACTTGCTAAAGCTGCTTTATTAGATCCACCACTAGTTATTTTTTCAGTACCTTTTTCTAACGTCTTTTTTGCAGCAGCTTTTTTTAAAGCATCCCTTTTTCTATATTCTGCAGCAGTTTTTTGATTCTGCTCTATTATTGCTTTTTGTCTTAATTCGTCTTTACTCCAAGGAGTTAGTTTAGTCTCAGTTCCTCCTGTTTTCTTTATCATATTAGATACAGGATAGTGATTAGAAGATTGTTTTTTACTTAATCTTTTTTTATTTGTCGCATCTCTAAGCAAAACTCCGCTTCCTTCAGCAACTTGTCCAGACCTTAAAAAATCAGATGTAAAATCTACCATTTCTTACTCCAAAAATTCTATACTATAGGTTAATACGTTAGTACTTGTTCCATTTATTTGTAATTGATTTGTGCTATAAGAAAATGCTGCTCCAAGGTCAGTACCTACAAACTCATCTACTTTATAGTCTCCAGCTTGACCTGTAAGAGTACCGATTTGAACCGAAGTTCCGGCAGCGTCCTTAATTTTATAATTAATTTTAAAAGCTTGATCTGCAGAAGTTACTAAATCCGTTAAACTTTGAGGACTTCCATTTAAAGTTAGATCATAAGTTTTCTTTTTAGCTATTGTAATATTATTGTCTGCAAGTTTTGCAGTAGTTACACCTGTACTTTCAGAAGCAGAATCTGCAATTTTTGCTGTCGTTACTGCACTATCAACTATTTCATTAGTATTTACTGAATCATCTGCCATCTTAGCATTTGTAATTGCATCATCTCTAATAACATTTGTATTTACTGCTTCACTTCCTGAAGATGATACTAAAGCAGCGTTAGCAATTTTACTACCCTTTCCATCCGTACCCGTGTGGTCATGGTCTGTTATTTTTTGAAATGTATTTGTTTTTAGTTCCTCATCCCAGTTAGTTGTACCTTTTGTAGGTACTTTTAACTTTAATGTTGAACTCGATCCTAATTCTGTATATGGCATTATTTCCTCCTATTACCAAATGTCAGTTTCTTCATGCATTGAAATTTCTTCCAAGATTGCAAAAGTTCTTTCATATCCTCCAGAACTTCCTCCAATCTGTCCTGCTGAAGCACTCCAGTAAAAATGCACAAAACATCCTGTATTTCCATCTGTATCTGTTCCTGAAACTGCAGTAAAAATTACTGTTCCTGATTTGTGTTGTTCTGAAATTCCTGGAGTGTAGTCTGGACTGCCTGCGGGATCTTGTGATCTATAGTTAGTTAAATTTATTAACATATGGGAAGCAGTTGTTCCTCCATGGTAAGCTTGAATCATAGCATCCTTATCTTCCTTGTCTACCTGAACTTGAGCATTAAGAGTTAATTTATATGTTTTTCCAACTGTTAGGTTTTCAAATTTAAATCCAGTGTTTGTTCCTTTATGTACCCAGGCATTCCCGTCTACAACTGAAGTTGACATATTTTTTCTCTGCCATTTTGTCATTGGAAGTGCTGCCAGAAAATGATCGTTTCCTGATAAGCCCCATCCTTCAATAGGCACCTTAAGGGTAGCAGTTAAATGTTCATTATCAGTTACAACATGAGAACTTCCTGCTCCAAAATAGTTTGCTTGGGCTGATCCATTTCTTAATGCTGTAACATGTGTACCTGTATTACCACCTGATCCAGCATCT